AAGCGCCGTTTGGCCCGTGCCGGGAGTGCCGACCGTGTACTTGCCAAGCAACGTATTCCCGACCGATACGCTGTCTCCCGAGTTCGTCGGGGAGATCGTTTGCGTGGAGGGGTTGCGGGTCCATGGACCAGTAGCTCCAGGTCCACCCGCCGCCGCCATATGTCCACTCTGACAGGTGTAGATCGTCCCGTCCGGCGTCTTCTCCTGAATCTTGGTATTTGAACACGCGTTTCCGGTCGGGTCCGCGGTCACGAACTGAATCTGCGGATTGCTCACCTGCGCCGCAACTTCTCCGGCGAAAAGGAGGGCGAACGCTATCGGCGTGTAGAGTCTACAGGCGCGGAATAGAATCTTCATAAGTTCTCCTATGGGATGAGAGAGGAAACGTCGTGAGTTTGAATAAAGGCCCCGCCGAGCGGAAAATCGAATCCCGCGCCCTGCCGGAACGCCTGCCCCGGCATGATTTCGTCATCGACCTTAATGCACTGGATCAGCGCGTCTTTCCACTCGACCTGCATCATATTTGCGTACGCAACCCAGTTGGTCCCGCCAAGCTCCGGGAAGGTGACGACATTCGCCAGCGCCCATTGCGCGGCGAGAGTCTTCGCGCCGAACGAAACGAGGTCCGAGAGCTGATACGGCATTTGCGGAAGATCGACGGCTGCGGACAGGTTCGGCCAGCGCGTCAGGTACGTCGCGTAATACGTTGTGAAATTGACCGGGTTCGGGTACAGTTCAAATACCGGCTGCCCAAGCGCCGTCCGCCCGTAATTCGCCTGAATGTACGCATCCCCTTGGCCGCCCCGCTGTGGGTCGATAGCGTTCAACATCTCCTGGGACCAGTTCAAGTTCTTACCGCGGAAGCTATACCCGTTCTCTCGATTGACGATTGACAGGAATTTGACCAGGTTCGGGTCCGCGGTCTGGGAGGTGTACGGAAACCCCGGCGCGGCGTAGTAGCATTTCAAACACTGATACGCGGAATTCGTCAACGATCCTTCGCCGAACGGCTTGTTGATCGTCAGGGTGTTGATACCGTCCCAGGTCACAATGGAGTAATTCGGGCCGGTCGGAGAGGAGAGTCCGGAGGTCTGGGTCAGCCGGATCTGCCGACCGACTCCAATCCCTCCGGCGAGAGGAGGGATGGAGAGGGCGACCGCGTTGAGTGCGGCGGCGGCGGTGGCGTCCGCTACGACCGACGTGGAGCCGAAGGTAGTTGTGAGAGATCCCGCAGTGATTACCGCCGGGACGAATATCTGCGCGTCGGCGACAACGTTGAAAGACCAAAGGCGGAAATCGCGGACCTTACTCCATGCACGGTTGACTAATTGTCCCGCGTGAAGCGGCGATAATTTCGGGCAAGTGCCCACGAGTTCTGCGATCAAGTCCAAATACGCCACATGTTCATCCCTATCGGACTTACCGTCCAAGCGCCATGATGCGAACGGTATGCGTGGACAGATCCACCGCGCCCGCGACCTCCGCGCCGGTCGCCGCGGTGATCCACTGGAGAATCAAGCCGGTCTGACTTCCCGCGAGAGAGTTGAACGGCGACAGGTAGACGACCACATCGTACAAACCGCTTTCGCTGCCCATGGATTGCGCCCAGATGACCGACACCGGAAGCCCCAGCGCGTTGATACTCACCGCCTGGCCACCTGTCGGCGCGACGCCCGCCGCGCCGCCAGTGATCTGCGTATAACTCGCCGGCCCTTTGATGTCGGCGACCGTCCACGGGAGGTTCCCCGGAGGGCAAGGGAACTGCTCGTTCGTCAATACTCCTTGAACCGCTGCCATCGCCTTACCTCCTTAGTAAATCCACTTGCCGATCAAGTCCAAGAGCACAAGAGACGTGCCGCTGGCCGTCGGCGCCGTTTTCTCGGCCGCCCCGAGGCGCTGTTTGAGCAACGTAGTCGTAACCGTCGATCCCGCCATGTCGTCGGCTAACTGCGGGCTCGCCACGGTACCGGAGACGAAGATCGCGTCGCCAACCGCCGGGGTCGCCGCGGTAAGACTCGCGCCGAACTTGACAGAGGCGAGACCCGCGATCTGAATGAAATCGTAATACCCCTTGGTCGTCGCGTTCAACGCCACGCCGGCTACGAAGTTGTTGCGCGCGGCGGACCCGTCCGCTGTCACCGTGTAACAGGTGGGAGAGACCGCGCTTGTATCCACCCAGACGACGACCGCGCCGCGCACCACGGTGCTCGACATGGAGGCGTAGAACAGGACGTACATGTAGACGCCGCCGTACAGAAGCGCGGTGGCCGTGTCGGAGAGCCGGGCGGCGTCGGCTTGCGAAAGCGTGAGCTTTCCGCCGATCATGCCCTTGTACTCCTGCACGATGGAGCCGGAGACTTGAGAGGTGGTGACCGGCGTACCGGCTCCAGGGTCGCCGACGCGGCCGACGGAATTCAAAGCCGGGGTGGTGACCCGCGGCGACTGGTTCGTTCCCATGGTGAGTGACATGATGATTCTCCTTGTGCCTCTCTTCCCCTTAGCTATTCCAGCCGTACCCCTGGACGTTGCTCCAGGGCGCGACGCATTCCAGGTTGACCGCCGCCTTGAGCTGGGACGCGACTCGCGTGCTGTCCGGCGCCCGGATGAAGTCCGTCGGGTTGAAGCCGAACTCGCTGTCGTTCGAGACCCGGAACTTCCAGCGGGACGTGTTGAACATAACCAGGGGCTCGCCGACGGTCAAAGTCACATTGCTGGCCGGGAAGTTGTTGATCGCGCCGCCGGTCGGGACGACGTAAGCGATAGTCCCCGTCAGGTTGTTCCCGAGACCGCCGTTGCTGGCGTCCGCGTACCCGGCAAGGGCGGACGGGAAGTAGTCGTCCATCATGACCATTGCGTTCTTGAACCGGAAGCCGACCGCGCCGAAGTACGGATCGCGGACACTCGCGCCGTCCTGGCCGAACCGCTGCTGCGCCTGGATACGGTTTTCGACGAACGAGACAATCGGCTTGTTGCCGACGATCAAGTCGGGTTCATCGGTCCCGCGTTTCGCCAAGTTGTACATCGCGTTGAACGCAGGGTACGTGATCGTCCCCGCCGCGCCGCTGGCCGCACCGCCCCAGTAGACGTTGCCGTTCAACGCCTTCTTGACGTTGCCGTTGCGCGTCGCGGTGCCGTACGTGGTGTAGATGTTGCCGTCCCATGACGGGTTCAATCCGTCATTGATCGCTTCCACCCAGCCGTTGATATTGATCGCCCGCGCGCCGCTGACACCGTTCTGCTGGAGATCCAAGGCGATGATCGCGGAGATCGTCTGGTAGGCGTTCGCCATGTCGGTTTCGAGCAGGGAGAAGACCGCGAGGTCGCCGGTGTTGAGAACGGAAATGTCTTCGAGGTATTCGACGATCATGACCACGTAGTACTTCGGGTCGAAGACCGTGCTGGAGAGCGTCTGCGGCTTGGTCAGATTGAATCCGCCGATGCCCTTCGCGTAGGCACCGCCGTTCAGGGGCGCGTAGAGCTGAAGATTTCTGGTGAAAGCCCCACCCTTAAAGGGGACCAGCGCCTTCGCCCGCATGTGCGCCTGGAAGACAGAGCCCAAGAAGAACTCGTCTTCAATTGCGGCGTCGTTCACCTCGGGCAAAGTTGTGGTATTTATTTCGTCCAAAAGTGGATCGGCCATCTTAAACTCCTAAATTCAAATTCCGCCTAAGCGGTCTTCTTCTCCAGCGGCGCTCCCATCGGGATACCCGCTGCCCTTCGTTCCAAATAAGCCTTCGCGGCGCGCTCAGCGCCGGTCATTCCCTGCCGCTGGTCGGCGCTCGACATCTTCACCGGGACACGTGTATGTTCACCAGGCTTCACGTCGGGTAACTCCGTCCCGCGTTCGGCAAACTGCTTGTGCAGAACCGGCGACAGCCGCAGACCGCTTTCGTCCTGCGCGCCCGGCCGAATTCCTTCCATCGCTTCCTGGGAGCGTTTCGCCGTCATTTCCGCATCCCATTTGGCCCGTTCTTCCTTCGCCCAAGTCTCCCGCTCGACTTTCTTTCTAGCGTCGGGAATCCCGTACTTCTCTTCCCACACGTCCGCCAGCGACCGATTCGACTCCCGCGCGGTCTTCAGGATCTCTTGCTGTTCCTTGACACCGAGCCGCTTCCCGGTCAACTCCCGATGTTCGCCGCGGATGTCGTCCCAGACAATGTCCAGGTTCGTCATGCCGGCGAGTTCGGGAAGGAGGGTCTTCGAAATCTTGTCCTCCAGCCGCTTCTCGAACGCGCTAAACCGCTCGTCAAGTTCCGCCGTCGAGTCATGGACCTTACCGGACTTCCGCGTGTCGATCAAGTCGCCCATCGGAGGGATATCGTCGTCCGACAACTGGTAAGTCTCCTTGACCGACTGAAGCCGCGCGTTGGCCGACGCGACCGAGATCTTCTGGTTGGCGAGATCCTTCAGGATCTTCGCCTTGTCCGCTTCCGCGGCTTCCAGCGTTTGCTGGTAAGTGGCAAGCTGCGTTTCCAACTGCTTCTTTTCACCGCTCAGAGCTTGAGTTTTTCTGGTATAGTCAGCCGTCCGCGTGAAGCCCCCCAGGAAGGCTACCGCCGCGTTCTCGCTCTTGGCGAGACGTTCGCGCAGGAGAGTTGCGAGTTCGGCGTCCCCGCCGGTCGCTTCGTCAATCGCTGCGTTCAATGCTTGCTGGTCTACTGGCATTTCATCTCACTTTCAGTCGGAGGTTGTCCGGTTGCTGAATCGACCCCGAAAGCTGGCCTGGAATTATCCAATCGTTACCCATCTACCCACCGATCGACGGCGGCTTGGGTTCCGGCTGCCCTGGGTTCGTAATAATCGCGCGCAGCGCAGCGCGGATCGAGGTCGTCGCCTGACGGAGTGCGGAAGCTGCCGCCGGAAACCGGCCGGCCATTTCCATCATTTCCATTTCGGCGCCGCGGAGCTTCTGGATTGCCTCTTTCAACGGAGACGCGCCGGAAGCACCCGCGCCCGCGTCTTCCCCGCCTGGTGAGGATGGCGGAGCACCGTCGGGAGGTTGCTGGCCCGAACCTCCGGCCAACGTGCTCGGAGCGGCTGGCGGCGGGGTCGAAGGCGATTGCAATCCTGACGGAGACATAGGCGATCTGAATCCTGTGCTGTTTGACTGCGGGTTAAACTACGTTTCGGTTAGGCGGCGCGGCCCGAGGTTGGTCCGGCCACGCCGCCTGGATTATTACTGACGGCGGAGGCCGTTAGCGCTTTTTGTGGCGCTTTCCACCCCGGCGGGCTGCGGTCTCGAACTTCGATTCGTTAAACATGGTTTTCTTCCTTTCTCCGACTTGACCTATCCGGCCTATCGGTACTCGGGTCGCGCCGGCTGAGTCGCGGTGTAGCCTCTACACGAACTGAAAAAGCAAAAGGCCAGGAGGAAGAGAGGTTGAGTTCTCTGCCCACTGGCCTTTGGCGGTTCCCAATCGAAAGAGCGGAGCCGAAGCCGTCGCACCTATACGACTTCAACCTTACAGCCTGAAGAATCTTCTTGTCAAGTATTTTGTTTTCGAGAGGTCTTCCATTCCGCCGTCCCGGCGGGCGAACCGTTTAGGAAACTGATGGTCAACGCGCCGGTTCCGCCGAGTTTACGAATCGTTTCCATCGCTTCCTGGAGTGATGCGGACTCGAACGTGATACGTTCTTCGACGCGGACACGGGCGCCCGCGAGAGAGGACAACGGGCTCCCACCGGAGCCGTTCGGACTGCGAAGAGGATAGCCGTTACCGTTTCCATTAACCTGCATGTTTGCTGGTGCGAATCGTACTCGCCCCGTTTGCTTTTTGCTCCATGGTCGGCGGTTGAGCGTCAGTTGACGGACGGCCCGCGCCACCCCGCGCGCCGCCCGCGCCGGCCGGCGGACTCATCGCCTGTTTCAGAGCCGCTTGGATTCTCGTCCAAACCTGCCACCGCTCAAATCCCGTCCGCGGCTTTCGCCATTCCCCTGTTTCCTCGTCCTTGATGTTCGGCGGATCTCCAAAGTTCCGGTCGTCGAACATCTCCGCTTCCGTCCACGGGTCCATGGGGAACCCGGCCTTCTTCCTCTGAATGAAGATAAGTTTCCGCGTCATCGAGTGCATTTCATGGAGCGAGTAAGGTTCAGCGGAGAACTCGAAGTTGTTCGTATGCCACCGGGCGCGCTCGAACTGCGGGACCACGTCACCTGAATCCCAAGTGGACTCCCACTGGTCCGGGACCGTGATCTGATCCTTCCCGTCTTTCGTGCGTTTCTGACGTAAATCGAAGATCTCTTTACTCGTCGGGATCAGCGTCCCCGGTTCGTAATCGTAATCCGCTTCATCCAGCATCTCCG